TAGACCAAGCAAAGTAGCATTGAATTTAATTGCAGGTAAATTACATATAGCTGTTAATGAATTAGAGGAGTACATAAATAATGAGTAGTAAATTAAAAGAATACAGATTAATCAGAACAACTTACATAGTAGAGGAATGTTTTGTAATGGCAGAAGATTGGGAAGAAGCAGAAGAAAAAGGATATCTTGAAGTAGAAGATTGGGAATTTTTAGCTGACCAAGCAGAGATAGAAGTAGAGGAGATAAAAAATGACTGAACGTAAATTACCTTTTGCTTGCAAAGTAATAGATAAAAAACCTGTTGAAGTAGCCAATAGATTTACTGGTGCTACAATAACTATACCGCCTGATGCTGTTGCAGTTTACGATACCATCATGGGTGCTGAAAGGATCAGAGATTACAACACCATGCGCAAAGGTTTAGATTGGTTTATTACAAATGAGCCTGATGCTTATATGATATTACTGGATTGAACGGAGGCCTCAATGAATGAACTAATAACTTTTATTATCTGGTTGATTATTTACTTGGAGATATTTGGATGAATGATATAGAAAAAATAGATTATGTTATAGAGACAATCATAAAAACTTTAAAGGCTATGGAGGATGACATAGGTAACTTACCTCAATGGGAATTAGAAAACTCTTTAGAGTTACTTAAAGATTTAAGAGAACCTTTATTCCTGGAATTAAAAAAAGATATGGAAGGTTGGGATAGTATGGCCAAGGCTTTAAAAAAATAATTTTAACTACTAAAGGAAGGAAAACAAAATGAAAAAATCAAGAACAAAAGCATATGTAATGACAGTCAACAAAGGAAATGTACTAGAAGAATATAGATTAGATGTACTTAGAGATACTATTAAATTTCTTAACAAACATATAAACCATAAACTATATGTTAAATGTCATGGTAGATTTGGAAAGAACAATCCTCACTTGGCTAAGTATACTAATCAACATGGTAATATTAACTGGAGAGATTGTAAGTTAGAAGACGCACAAAGAATAGACGTATATATCCATGAAAGATAAAGACAATTTTATAAAATCTTTACCTATGTTTATTTTAATAGTGATGTTAATAGTAATTGTAATCTGGGGGATTTGACATCCCTCAGTTACTTCTTATATAATCCTATAGAGATAAAGGAGAACTCTATTGAACGCAAAGAAAGTTAAAGCTTTAAGAAAGAAAGTAAAGTCTTTACAAGTAGAATGGATGAAAACATTACTGAACGAAGAAGAAGCTGCACAGGTCTCACTAGATAATATAGATCAATTAGTACCTGATGAAGATTATTATGTTGCACGCAAAACAATGTATCTTTCTTTTATGACACACAAATGGATCATGAAATATTTAAAAAAATATCCTGATATAAATAGTTTTGCAGAACTAAGTAGATACTATGAAGATAAAAGAACTCAAACAAAACAACAGAACTATTCTTTCTAATGAATAATAATAAACTTTTTAAATATTATCAGATTGAATCTGCTTTAACTACATGTAGTCTTAGTATTCCTATGGGCTTAAGAAAGGAATCTCAATTAGGCATAGCTCTATTTAACATAGAAGAATTAATTGAAGAGGAAATCCAGGAGCAAGTAAATAACGGAGTAGCACTTGATGCTATTGAATTGAACGTAAAAAAATAGGAGCAAAAAATGAAAAGTAATTTTATAACTGGTTGTATAATACTAACAATAGTATTTGGTTGTTTCTTATTGCAACAAAATAAAATTCAAAAAGAATTTAAAAATTCTACACAAACTATAAATCTTTTAAGTCAAAAAATTCTTGATGTAAAAAAAGATATGTTTGAATTAAGAGCAGACTCTATTGAAAGTATCTCAAGAAGAGAACTTGATAATGCTTATAATGTAATTGAAGATAATAAAAGATTTATTGAATATGAAGTTAACATGTCAAAGAAAAGTGTTCAGGCTTTTGTTACTCAGTTGAACGCAGACATGGAAAGATTTGATGCAGAGATAAAGCAAAGTAAAACTAATGATGAATCTTTAAGAGAACAGATACAATTTATTCTACAAGAAATAGAATTACTTGAAGATTCTTTGAAGCAAGAACCTGTGCCTGTGATTACTCCAGAAACATTAGAAAATATTAGAGGCTCTACTGTAGAAACTCCAATAGAAAAAGCAAAGTGTGCTTATGTTTTAGAAGCAGGATTACAAAATAGAACTACAGTTATCCAGAAAGCTGTAGATAAAATTAAACGTAAAGGTTCTTATTCGCTTGCTGTTATGTTTGATGTAGATCAAAAAGGTAAAGCAAATGTATTGAACGTTAAGTCTAACAACGCACCTAAAAAATTAGAAAGTGCTGTACATTCTTATGTATCTAAGTTAAACTTTATTAAAGATAGCTTACAATCTAATTGTAAAATGTCTTTTAATTTAAATGTAACATAAACTGAAAAGGAAAAGAAAATGGCAGAAGAAAATACTTTTAATGCTGCAAGTGGTGTTGGCGAAGTTACAGGTCGCGCTTACTATGCAAATGTAGTAACTCCAAATACTACGTTTGATTCTAAATGGGAAGTTAGTTTAGTATTAGATGATGATACTTTAACTGAGTTTGAAAACAGAGGACATCCCATAAAAGAAAAAGACTTTGGTAGGTTCATTCACTTCAAAAGAAATGTAGATAGGAAAGGCGGTGGACAAAATACTAGACCTTTATTAGTAGATGAAAACCGTAAGCGTGTAGATACTCTACCTAATATAGGGAATGGATCTACTGTTAAAATTCAATACAAAGAATACGCTTGGAATTATCAAGGTAAAGCAGGTAAAGGCAGAGATCTTAGGGCAGTACAGCTTGTTGATTTAGTAGAATACAATGAGCCAGATGGATCTGGAATGTATGATGAAGGGGATTTCTAAATGAGCGAAGCCTTTATTACTTTAGATAAAAAGAAATATACAGTCAATGATTTACCAAGAGGTGAACCACGCAGATTGTTTTTAAAATTACAATTAGCTAATCAAAAGAAAGCAAAAGCTATTGATGAATTAGAATCTGCACAATGGGAAATCAATCATGGTTGTGCTTTGTTAAGTGATGAAATAAAAAAAGAGGAGAAAGTCACTACAAAAAAATCTAAATAAAATAACGCTAGGTGCTTCTTAGTTTCTTTTGCATTGGTTGTGCGAGTTCCTTGAAGATAGTGTAAGAAGTACCTAGCATCTTTATCTTAAACTTGGGGAAGTAAATTGAATACAAATAACAACAGCAAATTTATTAAACACATTCCATGTGAATCTTGTGGAAGTAAAGATAACAATAGTTTATATGATGATGGCCATACCTATTGTTTTGGATGTAACAAAAGAACACCGCCTAAATTATTTGGTGAGCCTTCACCATCAGTAAGTACTCTACCTACAGATATAAATTCTTTTTTACAATCTTACAAGGGATCATACAATGCTCTTGAAGATAGAAAGATTAGTTTAAAGACAGCAAAAACTTTTGGAGTTTTATCTAGTCCAAACAAACATGTATATCCTTACTACAATAACAACGAAGTATCTGCTACTAAAACTAGAGAGGTAGATACTAAGAAGTTTTATTCTGGTGGTAACTTTGAAGGTACAGGATTGTTTGGTGAGCAGTTGTATAGAAATACAGGTGGTAAATATCTTACAATTACAGAAGGTGAATGTGATGCTATGGCAGTACATCAAATCTTTGGAGGTAAGTGGGCAGTAGTATCTCTTAAACGTGGGTGTGCTTCTGCTGTAAAAGATATAAGAGAAAGCATAGAGTTTGTAGAAGCTTATGAGAATGTAGTACTTGCATTTGATAATGATGATGCAGGACAGAAAGCAGCTAGACAAGTAGCAAGAATACTAAAGCCTAATAAAACTAAGATCATGTCTTTTCCTACAGGCTTTAAAGATGCTAATGATATGCTTAAGCAAGGTAAGTTTGAAGAGTTTACTAAAGCTTGGTGGGAAGCTAAAACATATACACCATCAGGTATCCTGGAATTGTCTAGCAAAAAGAATGATTGGTTACAACGTGAAGACAAAGAAAGTATTCCTTATCCATGGGAAGGCTTGAATAAAAAACTATATGGTATGCGCAAAGGAGAGTTAGTTACTCTTACTGGAGGCACAGGATTAGGTAAGTCTAGTGTGACTAGAGAACTAGAACATTGGCTTATTAAAAACACTACAGATAATGTAGGCATTGTAGCTCTAGAAGAGAACTGGCTTAGAACAGCAGATGGAATTATATCTATAGAAGCTAACGATAGAATTTATTTAGCTGAGAAAAGAGCTAACTATTCTAATGAACAATTAGAAAATTTATTTGACAATGTAATTGAAGATGGTAGAGTCTTTATCCATGCTCATCTTGGTGCAACAAATATAGATGAAATCTTTTCTAAACTTAGATACATTATAGTAGGCTGTGAATGTGAATGGGTAGTAGTAGATCACTTACATATGCTTGTAAATGTAATGACAGAAGGTGATGAAAGAAGAGGTATTGATAATCTTATGAATCGCCTTAGATCTTTAGTAGAAGAAACAGGAGTAGGTATGATACTTGTTTCACATCTTAGAAGAGCAGCAGGTGAGAAAGGACATGAACAAGGTATTGAAGTATCTCTTTCTCATTTAAAAGGATCACAAGGAATATCACAACTATCAGATTGTGTAATAGCCTTAGAAAGAAATCAACAAGCAGATGATATAGAAGAAGCTAATACAACAAGGGTAAGAGTTTTAAAATCTAGATACACAGGGGATACTGGACTTGCTTGTAGCCTTAAATATAATTCAGACACAGGAAGACTTTATGAAACAGACATTGATTTCTCTCCCCAACAAAATAGCACATCACCGTTTTAAAAAAGTAATCTTTGATATAGAAACAGAAGGTCTTGAAGGTAACACTATTCATTGTATCGTTGCCAAAGTTATTGGAGGGGGAACTTACTTGTTCCCTCCTGATAAACTTCAAGAAGGGGCAGATCTATTAGAAAGCGCAGACGTTTTGATTGGGCATAATATTATAGGATTTGATATCCCTGTCCTGCTCAAACATTTTAATCTTAAACTTACTAAACATATTGAAGATACTCTTGTTGTATCTCGTTTGGTTAATCCTGTTTTTCCTGGAGGACACAGCTTAGAAAACTGGGGATACTATCTATACCCTAACAATGCAGAAAAAAGAAAAGGTAATCAGCCTGATAGTTGGGAAGAATACACTGAAGAAATGGCAGAGTATTGCATACAAGATGTAGAACTTAATGCAGAAATATATTATAGATTATTAAAAGATGCTGTAAATTTTAGCCAAGAGTCTATTGATCTTGAACATTCTGTAGCTAAGATTATGAAAGAACAAGAGCTGCATGGTTTTATGTTGGATGAACAAAAAGCTACTATGCTTTCATCTAAGTTACAATCTAAGATGGCCACACTTGAACAACAAGTACATCAAACTTTTAAACCTAAATGGGTAGACGATAGATTAATAACTCCTAAGTTTAATAAAGATGGTTCGTTATCTAAAGTACCTAAGTTAACTGATGAAGAACTTATTAAAGTTAAAGCTACTGACTACAAACCTTTTATGCGGCAGAAGTGGGTAGAGTTTAATCTTGCTAGTAGAAAACAAATTGGTGAATACCTTATAGACTTTGGATGGAAACCAAAAAAGTTTACACCTACTGGTCAGCCTATTGTAGATGAAAGTACTTTAGAAAAAGTTAAAGGTATACCAGAAGCTACACTTATATCTGAGTTTATGATGTTACAAAAAAGAGTAGCACAAGTTTCTTCTTGGTTAGAATTATCTAAGGATAGCAGGGTTCATGGATTTGTTATACCTAACGGAGCTATCACAGGAAGAATGACACACCGCAGTCCAAACGTTGCTCAAACACCAAGCTCTAATAAACCTTATGGTAAAGAATGTAGAGAATGTTGGACAGTACCAGAAGGATATAAGTTAGTAGGTATAGATGCATCTGGTTTGGAGCTTAGAGTATTAGCACATTACATGAAGAATAAGGAATACATAAATGAAATCGTCAACGGAGATATTCACACAACAAATCAAAACCTTGCTAGACTTGGATCACGCAGTCAGGCTAAAACTTTCATCTATGCCCTCATCTACGGAGCAGGAGATGCAAAAATTGGAAGTGTGGTTGGAGGAAATGCTAAAGCAGGTGCAACACTTAGATCTAGTTTTATCCGCAATTTACCCTCGCTTGGAAATCTTACAACTTCTGTTGAAAGAGCGGCACAAACAAGAAAGTATCTTAAAGCATTAGACGGTAGAGTAATACATATTAGAAAAGTTTATTCTGCTTTGAATACTTTATTGCAAGGAGGAGGTGCTGTTATTATGAAGACTGCACTTGTCTTATTAGATAATCGCATAAAAGAACTTGGACTAAATGCACATTTTGTAGCTAATGTACATGATGAATGGCAGATAGAAGTTAAAGAAGATCAAGCTGATCAAGTAGGGCAACTAGGAGTCCAGGCTATAAGAGATACACAACAAGTTTTAAATCTTAATTGCCCTTTAGATGGAGAGTATCAAATAGGAGATAACTGGAGTGAAACACACTGAACAATTAAATCTTTTTAAGATAGATAATTCAATGTATGTAGAAAAAGAAAGTGATACAATAAGATGTAGACATTGTAATATTAAAAAAGATAAAAAGTTTTTTGGTATTAGAAACAAAGTAGCAGAAGGAACAGAACCTTCTCGCCATACAATATGTTCAGAGTGTAAAATTAGTAAAGATAAAACAGTAGATATGTTAAGGCAAACAAATCCTTTTCCTACTGATCCAAACTATCAATGTCCTTTATGTTTAAGAGATGAAAAAGAATTAAAAAGAAATGGTAGATGGAAAAAATTAACTCCTTGGACATTAGATCATTGTCATGATACTGAAACGTTTAGAGGATATATCTGCCATGATTGTAACACAGCATTAGGTAGAGTATTAGATAGTACAGATACTCTTAAAAGATGTATTAAATATTTAAAAGGAAAATTAAAATGAAGAAATTAGATACAGTAGTAGAAGACATCTATAAAGAAGTATCTAAAATTAGTGACGGTAAAACTTTAAAGGTTACTGAGAAACAATTAGATGAATTTGCAGCAGGTATGAAGTCAGCTATGAAACATTGGCTTACTCCCAGAGAAGTAAAGAAACCATACTTACGCATGTCTAATATAGGTAAGCCTGAAAGACAGCTTTGGTATGATATGAAATTAGATCCTAAAGAAAATATTATAGATGCTTCTACTCAAATTAAATTTTTGTATGGTCACTTACTAGAAGAAGTTGTTTTGTTCTTGGTTAATTTATCAGGACATAAAATAACAGATCAACAAAAAGAAGTTAAAGTTAAAGGAATCAAAGGGCATATGGATTGTAAGATAGATGGAGAAGTTGTAGATATTAAGTCAGCTTCTAACTTTGCCTTTAGAAAATTTAAAGATGGTACACTACCTAACAAAGATTCTTTTGGTTATCTTGCACAGCTTGCAGGCTACGAAGAAGCAGAACAATCTACAGGTGGAGGCTTCTTAGCTATTAACAAAGAGTCAGGGGAACTAAGTTTATTTAAACCTCAGAGTTTAGATAAGCCTAACATTAAACAAAAGATTGATACCCTTAATAAACAATTAAAAAAGAAAACACCTCCTGCTAGATGCCATGATACTGTACCTAATGGATCTTATGGTAACATGCAGTTACCTACAGAATGTAAATGGTGTCCACATAAATTTGTATGTCATGCAGATGCTAATGAAGGTAAAGGTTTAAGAACTTTTAAATACTCTACAGGCTTTACATATCTAACTAAAGTTGTACGTTTACCTAAAGTAGAAGAAGTGCATGCCTAGAAGATTTCCACGCAAGGTAAGGCCTAGAGAAAAGAATGTTCCTAAAGGATATGATAGTAAATGGGAATATACTTTACATCAAACTTTACTTAAGTCTTGGAATCATCATACAGATAAAGTACCTTACATTGTAGAACATAAGTATGAGCCTGACTTTATAAAAGATAAAATACTTATTGAAGCTAAAGGTAGATTCTGGGATCACGCAGAATATAGTAAGTACATCTGGATCAGAAAGTCTTTACCTGCTACAATGGAACTTATATTTTTATTTCAAAAACCTTATGCCCCTATGCCAGGAGCTAAGAAAAGAAAAGACGGTACTAAAAGAACTCACGCTGAATGGGCAGAAGCAAATAATTTTAAATGGTATAGTGAAGAAACTTTACCAAAGGAGTTTAAATAATGATTGAAAAAACAGGACTTGATGAAGAAGCATATAATGAATTATTAGAAGCAAGAAAAATTAATGAAAGATATAGACCAAGTGAATCTATTAAAAGAAATCCAACTCCTATAGACAAGCTTGAATATATAACAGAGTTACTATGTATTTATTGTGACAATAACTTTGAACCAGAAACTATTTCTTTTGATCCAAATGAAGGAAATCCTAGTTGGAAAGATTGTGAAGTAGCTTGTGCATATATTAGTGATATTAGAAAGGAGTTAAAATAATGACAGATGTAGTTAATAATCCAGACCATTATAATCAAGGAAAGATTGAATGTATTGATGCTATTAAAGCTATGCTAAGTACAGAAGAATATATTGGATATTTGCGCGGTAACTCACAGAAATATAGATGGAGATACAGATACAAAAACGGAGTAGAAGATTTAAAGAAAGCAGAATGGTATGAAGCTAGACTCTTAGCAACAATAGAAGATACAGAAGTGGAGTATTACAATGCTAAGTAGATTATTATACATGATACCTTTCTTTGGTATGGTAATAGGATCATACTTTATATGGAGTGCAGATATAAGAGCAGCATTAATTATGTCAGGTCTTGCATTAACACAAAGTTTAATATGTTTTGCTTATCTTACATTTCAAATTACAGTAAACGGAACAGAAGGAACATTAGAAGTAGAAGTAAAACTATGGGATGCTCTTATGCCTGTTATATTTTTAATGTTATCTTCTACAATATTTTTATTATTAACTTATCAAATAGCACAGGCATTTAGCTTATGAGTAATGAGATAAATATAAAAGCAATTTTTTTAAAAGAAAGCAGTCTTGAAATACCAGAGAGTCCTGACATTTTTTTTAATACTTCTAATGAAGTAGTTACTGAATTGAATTGTACATCTTCTTTTTCTTCTTTTGAAATTAACAATGAAGATAACTATGAAATAACTTTAGCTTTAGAACTTATAGCTAAAGATAAAACATACAATAAAATTTTATACATATTAAACTTTATTTACTCAGGATTTTTTAGTCTTAAAAATTATACAAAGCAAGAAGAAATAGATGAAGCATTGGCTGTAGATTGTCCTAACATAATATTTCCTTATGCAAGACAATATGTTTCTACAATCACAGGGTTAACTTCTTTACCTGTTTCTTTAATACAAGATATTAACTTTAAAAAATTATATTACAATGAAATTGGAAAGGAATACAAATGAACACTACTGAACTACCTACTAACTATCAACAGTTTATACATCTAAGCAGATATGCTAGATGGAATGAAGAACATCAACGTAGAGAAACTTGGGAAGAAACTGTAACAAGATACTTTGATTTTTTTGGAAAACAAATAGTACAAAATACTAAATTAAATAAAGTTGACTATGCTGTAATTAGATCTACATTACAAAAAGCTGTGTTGTCATTAGATGTTATGCCAAGTATGAGAGCATTGATGTCAGCAGGTAATGCTTTAGAAAAAGATAACGTAGCAGGATTTAACTGTAGCTATGTAGCTGTTGATACACCTAGAGCTTTTGATGAAACATTATACATACTTATGTGTGGTACAGGGGTAGGGTTTAGCGTTGAACGTCAATACATAAATCAATTACCAGATTTACCAGAGGATTTATTTCCTACAGATACTGTTATTAAAGTAGCTGATTCTAAGATTGGATGGGCAAAGTCCTACAAAGAACTTATGTCTTTACTATATGCAGGACAGATTCCTACATGGGATGTTTCAAACATTAGACCTTATGGTGCTAGACTTAAAACTTTTGGAGGCAGAGCAAGTGGCCCAGATCCTCTTGAAGAGTTGTTTGATTTTACTATTAATATTTTTAAAGATGCAATGGAGAAACAACAAAGAAAACTTCATTCATTAAACTGTCATGATTTGATGTGTAAGATTGCAGAAGTTGTAGTGGTAGGTGGAGTAAGGCGAAGTGCTTTAATCTCTCTTAGCAATCTCTCAGACAGTCGCATGCGTAATGCTAAGTCAGGTGCTTGGTGGGAAGATAATCAGCAAAGAGCATTAGCTAATAACTCTGTAGCCTATACAGAAAAACCAGACGTAGGTACTTTTATGCGTGAATGGTTATCTTTGTATGAATCTAAAAGTGGTGAGCGTGGTATCTTTAATCGTCAAGCTGCAGAGAAACAAGCATCAAAGAATGGTAGGCGAGAAGACTATAAAGACTTTGGTTGTAATCCTTGTAGTGAAATTATTCTACGCAATAAACAATTCTGTAATCTTACTGAGGTTGTAGTTAGAGAAGATGATGATATTAATACTTTAAAAACTAAAACAGAAGCAGCGACTATACTTGGTACATTCCAGGCTACGCTAACAAATTTTAGATACCTGACAAGTAAATGGAAACACAATACTTTAGAAGAGTCATTGCTTGGTGTATCACTTACAGGTATAATGGACAATGTTAATATGATAAATGGCAAGATAGATTTACAAGAGTTAAAAGATCTGTCAATATCCGTTAATAAAGTATGGGCTAAGAAACTAGGTATCCCCCAATCCGCAGCAATTACCTGCGTTAAACCTAGCGGAACAGTAAGTCAACTGGTCAATAGTGCTTCTGGTATTCACACTAGACATAGCCCATACTACCTTCGCACCGTCAGAGCAGATAAGAAAGATCCTTTAGCAAAATTAATGGTAGATGCAGGAGTCTATCATGAAGATGATCTTACTAAACCAGAACACACTTATGTCTTTTACTTTCCTATGAAGAGTCCTAAAGGTGCGCTGACTAGAAAAGATATATCAGCTATTGAACACTTAAATATCTGGAAGGACTATCAAGATAAATGGTGTGAGCATAAACCTTCTGTAACAATCTCAGTTAAAGAAGAAGAACAATTAGATGTAGGAGCTTGGGTTTATAAAAATCTAGATGAAACATCTGGTATCTCTTTCTTACCTTACTCAGATCATTCATATAAACAAGCTCCTTATCAAGAGATAACTTATAATGAATATAGAAAATGGTTAAAGAAAACTACAGACATAGTAGATTGGTCTAAGATAACAGAGTATGAGACAGAAGATAATACTGAAAATACTAAAGAGCTTGCATGTAGTGCAGGAACTTGTGAGATAATTTAATGGCAAGAATAAAAAGGGAAGAAGCAAAGTTGTTAGCGTATGCAATTTTGTTTAATAAACAAGGACAGTTAATTACTGAACGTACAAGTACAGACATTACACAATTAAAAAAACATTTAACTAAAGAAGATTTTAACCTGTTACAGTCCACAATGCGAAGCGCGACCAGAGAATTAGATAATGTACATAATAAAATAGAAGCGGATTTAAATGGGCGAAAAGCATAGTGATAGACTTTAAAAGTTTAATTGATCCTATGTCTGTTGAGGAATTTAAAACAGAATATAAAGATAAAAAATTCTGTGTTATTAAAGGAAATAGATTTAGAAGATTTATGTACAGTAATATTATTTCTTGGCATAGACTTTCTGATTACATTAATAATGATAGAGCAGTAGCAGGCATACAAGCTATACTACCCAATGGTAAAAAACTTTGTATGGAAAAAAATAATCTTTATCAAGGATCTAAAACTTCATGGGCTAAAAAAGATTACTTTGATAAAAAATATTTACATACTCTTTGGAATAACAATGGATCTATTATACTAACTAAAGCATCTATGCTTACTCAAAGTATTTCAGATATAGCAGAAGCTATAGAGACAGAGTTTAAAGGCGCATGTGATGCTCATTTTTATTGTAGTAGAAACTCTAAAGGAAAATCTTTTCGCCCACATATAGATCATGATGATAATTTTCTTGTACATTGCATTGGCTCAGTACAATGGACAGTCTGTAATAGTTTTGAAAACAATACAAAAGATGTAGAAACTTTTAAATTAACTGCAGGAGATATGCTTTACATTCCAAAAGGAATAGGCCATTCTGCTATACCCTTATCTAAAAGAATATCTATATCTGTTCCTTTATTAGAAGAAAAAAATATAGTGCCTATAAATAGAAACTTTTATAATTTTTAACTTCCTTGTTTAATAGTAATAGTAGAACTACTCCCTCCGTTGGTAGTTATTTGATTTACTTTTCCTTCTTGTTCTATTCTTATATTGTAAGAACCTGATTTGTCTACGCTCATCTCTAGTGTATCTTCTATAGCTCTTAAGAACTTTAAGTTTGTGTCAGTAACAAAGGTACTGATCTGCGTATCCTTATCATAACCTACTGCTGTTCCTTTAACTCCGTCTGCTGACAAAGCTTTCTCAGCTTTACCTAACTCATCTACTTCTTGAATAATGTCTAAGAGATCTTCTAGAAAGTTACCTGCCAAATAATCTACATCAAGCTCTGTATATTCTAAATCATCTTTAGCTAAAGCATCTTCTTCAAGTCCATCAAACTCTAAAAAGTCTACATCTAATAGATTATCTACAGCAGTAACTGATTCATCTGTTTGAATCTCTTTAGTCTCTGGAGGATTTACAATAAGCATATTGTCAATCATATCTAGTGTTAGGTCTAATACTACAGCAGGAGTAGGTGCTGTTTCAAAATTATAGACTGTAGTAGCCTCATAAGCTTTGTTAAGTATTACCTGACCTAAGGCCGTATCAACAGTTATCTCCCCACTTGCATTACCAAACTCATCAGGCAAAAGTATTACCAAAGCTTCACCAGTTTCTTTTACAGTTATTGTGAAGTCTGTCCCCCTTATTCCAATGGTTGCCGCGTGTGTCCTGATTGTAATATTATCTTTAGGTATGCGTGGCTTCTTACTGGATATAAATCTCCCGGTTCCTTTTACAAAATTAAGAGCCATACTTGACTTGCTAGGATTGACATCAAATACAAACTCATCAATAATCACATTGCTGTGTTCTGTTAAACGTATTGTTGTATCATCTCTAAACGTAACACCCATTCTACCTTGTGCAGTTTCTAGTTTGTCCATAGAGTTAAGCGAGAAATCAATCTCGCTCTTATAAGGTTTATCTCTTACTACTCTGGTATTTCCGTTTAATTGTGTAATGTTTCCAATATTAACATCCAACGCTTGTGCCTTGATCGTCTTGGTTAATGCAAACTGTACCGTTAGAACCAGTAGAAGTAACTTTAACCCAATCTGAATCTTGTGTGCTTTGTTGATCCACATCAAAGGCTCTTGAACTTCCTGTGTGTGTAAGGTGAAAATATCCCTGGGCATAACCATCTCCATCATAATTTACTGTATTACTATCGCCATCTATATTCATATAATTAGTAGCTGAATCCACATCAATGTCAGCATTAATAGTATTACTAGAACCTTGCACAGTCCAATCTATATCTGCGCTACTTGCTAAAGCACTAGTAGCTAGATCAAGTGTAAAGGTGTTGGTACTACCTGTCACTTGGACATTAACGTTTGAACCATCTGCACCAAACGAATTGGTTGAATCCATTTTAGATGTGAACGTGTTAGTATCGCCATCAAAATTAAAGTAACCTGTGTATGAATCTGCATACATATCTCCTAGAAATTTGTTAGCATCACCAATCTGATTTATGTCTAACGTCATGGATGTTCCGTCAAGATCCAAGGCTGTCATTGAACCTGCTACTGCAGTAAGACCACCTATAATGTTACCACTACCTAACTGTTCAAGATCTATATTAGCTGTAGCTCCTACTTGATCTACAAAGATTTCGTTGTCTGAAGCTGTTGCGGAAATGCTAACAAGCATTAACAAGCTAATTAATTTCTTCATATTCCCAATACCCCCTGGTTATTCCTATTTTAATTATTTGTAAAACACCTTCTTCTATTGCCTGTTGTAGAGCTATAGAGGTACTTTCGTTCTCTGCAACTCCTCCTTCTACTTCAATAAGTCTTCTGCCTTCATCTAAAAATCTAAACACATCCTGCGAAAGACCTGCTGATGTAACTGTTTTAGATACTAATACTTCTATTAATATTTCTCCTGTTGAGACAGAAACTAATCTCAAAGATATGGTAATTAAATCTTCTCTATACTGTTTAGAACTTCCTAGACCTAACAGTCTTGCTCCTGCGCCTCCAGATTTTATATTAGAATCATACGATAACACTCCTCCCTGAATCAAGAGTCCTGCTAGTAAAAGAGGTTTGACGCTGCTGTCCTCTTCAAATGTTTCTCTTGTTGAACGTATAAGTTGTCTTTCTTTAGTAAGTGAATCTAATCCTACGCGCTCTGCAACTTGAAAAAACTTTCCCTTTGCAGCTTGTTTTAAAGCTCTGATAAGAAATGCTTCAGGGGCCTGCGTAATTGCAGTACTGAACAAGGCAAACTGCCCATTACTTCTGCGCTGTCCTGTGTGATCTCTAAAGCTATTAGGGTATATAGCTATTACTGGTTTTCGTATTGCTGCAGGAAGTTGTTTTAATTCTTCAGACTGTAGTTCTAATACAGAAGAACTTTTTATTACAACATTAGGTATACCGCTTCCGTTTAATAAATCTTTAGATGCACAACTAGAAAGTAAAAGTACCAATAGGCACAGTAATACTGGTCTGCCCCCCATTTTCGTCTGTAATAGTAAGCGTGATAAGTTCATTTTCAACTTTGTATTCAATAGTATTTCCTTCTAGCTCAAGTGATCCTGATGTTTGTGGTGTCTCACCAAATAATTGTTCTACCATTTGCCTAGATAATTGTGCGTAGATTCTGCTTTCTAAATTTCTTATAAACCTTGCAAGTGTAGTGTTATCTGCTTCTCTAGCTAACTGATCTTGATATGCTTCTATCTCTTCTTTAATAGCTTGCTTTCTTGTAGCTTCTTGGTTCTCTATTGTAAGATAGTGACTGCTAGTATTTACTCCAGAAAAGCTAGGACTTTTAAATTTAAATAACAATTCGTCTGCAAAGATATCTCCTTGCCAAATAAAAAAAGCTATTAGGTTAATTTTAATCTTTTCTTTGATCTTCACGGTCTGCTTTTGCCACCTTATCTATTTCAATTAAATTAGGAATACCAAGTAATGTTTTTAGTAAAACATCTTGACGTATAGTTTGATTATCAAGTGCGCGTACCCTATCAATTAAAGCTACAATTATTCCGTATTGAGCATCAAGTTTAGTGCTTAGTCTTTCTTCCATTGCGTTAAGACTAGCATCTACTTTTTCATCAACTACATCTATCTTAGCTTCCATACCATCAATAATGCGGTTAATAAGTTTCCATATAAAGAAACCTAAACCTAATGCAGATGCAACTGGAAAGCCTACCTGATTAATCAGATTTATAATGTCTTCCATTACTTATCGTCTTTACTTCCAGTATTAGACGCTCCAAAATAAAAAGATATAATAGCACTTGCAAGACCACCAAGATAACCTAGCACTAAGTTGATCAACGCTTCGCTGTTCTGCTCTGGAGGCTGCAGAGTAATTAGAAAAATGTAACCCATAAAGCCACCAACAACAACTAATCCCATGATTCTAGATGTCCAATCTTTAGAAAATTTCCCTCTTGCATCTTGTATGTCTTTAGTTTGAAGATCATATAGATCTACATCTAACTCTTTCATTTTTACTTCAAAGTCTGCATCAATCTTTTTAATCTCTGCAAGTTGTTCTGGTGTGGCTGCTTGTACTGCTTGCTCTATTTTCTTAGGTGTAGGCTCACATCCTAAAGTTTCAGCAATCATATTAGCTGCCATATTGCCCATAGGCCCACCCAGGGCTGTACCGATTGTTGGAGCTACTGCGCCTATTAAGTTTTTTATCATTCCAAATTTCATTCTACTTGCCTCTAGTTAGTTCATCAGGACTAAAACGTATATTACTTTCTAGTATTCTATCTACAGAATCCATAATTATTTCTAATGGTAATTCTGGCATCCCCTTTAAATGAGCTTCTAAAAGCTCTTCATAAACTTTTCTAAACTCTTCTCTTTTTAACCAAGCTAAATCTTGTTTAGTTCGCATCTTGCAATCTATGCGATACGCTCTATCTAAGTCATCTTCATGGTACATAATAAGTATATCTTCTGAATACATATCTTTACTCAAATCTAGTATTTTTAAATTTATCTAGATAATCAGAAAGTTTAGTACCATAAGCATCTTGCTTATCTCCTTCTCCTAAATTTCTAATAAACTGTTTCATACCTGTAAAGCCTCCTAAATGAGCAACACCAACCATTCCTGGTTCTGTAATAGCTACTCCATTAATTTTTTGACCAATATATTGATCCAGTTTATTTCTTTTAATTCCTTTTCTAATATCACTAACATGCCAATCAAATACTTCATCTTGTAATTTTTTATCTGCTAAAAATTCTTCATTAGTAAAAGATGTATTATATCTATCTTTGTAATCTTTTAATCTACTCTTACCAAATTGATACGCACCCATATATCCTAGACTATTTACAGCTTCATAATTTCCAGAGCTTTCACTATCTCTTAACTTATCTTTAAATAGTTTAGGTAATATTATTTCATCAGTTACTAAAGTTCTAGGAACAGCTTGTGCAGCTCCTCCTATTAATACAGCGTCTTGTGTTTGAAATTGTATATCTTCCATTTTTGTTTCAGCCCTGTTTGCTGCACCTTTAGCTCTTCTTAAAAGTGCGCCTAAAAATCCTCTAGCTCTTTTTAATAAACCACCTAAGAATACTTGTTGTCTTCTATCTAGTATTTCTGTAGCTAAAAACTGGTTCTCTCTAAGTAATGTATAGCCCTCTTTAGTCTTTATAGCATCATAGCCTAGTTTAAGTATTTCATTCTTTATTAAAAAACTTTTACTTTTAGTAATTAATTTTTCTTTATTAGCAGTCCTATCAGGATCATCATTAAGAACATCATCTCTAAGAGTAAGTTGATAGTTTGTTTCTTTAATAATTTCATTAGCAATAAAATCATCTGTATATATTATATCATCTTTATTTTTGTTAATACTTTCTTGTACAGTTTCTAGTTCTGTATTATCAATATCTAATTCTAATAACTTATGAAATTTAATTTTACCTGCTACGTTTCCTCTGCCTTTAGCTTTGTATACAGGAACTCCAATAGTATCTGACTTGCGGTATGCTTCTAGTTTATCTGCAACTGTAAAGCCTTTTAAGTCTATGTAGAATGTATCTTTAATATCTAATGTAGGTAACGTATCTTCTGTATGCAAAGCAATAGGAGTTGTGTCTGTAGTTCCATATTCATTTTGATCTCTAGTTAAAAACTTATAAACATCTGTTATATTATTGTTGTTTTGTGTAACTTCTCCACCTTCTGCAAAAGACTCTACAGAATCTTTATCATATACAACTCCTTGTCCTAAATTCCTAGTAAATTTTTTAATATCATTTCTAGAAGGAATTACTCCAAAAATTTTCTCATTCTTTTTAAGAGCAGAATAAAAAGGAATATTAGTTCCAAGAATTTCAGGAATACTTTTATCTGTAACTACAGAATCTATAAGGTCTGCAGGAAGAGGCCCTAATGGAGCTTTAATTGCTGCAGCTGTTTCTCTACCGCCATACTTAGCCCCTTCAAGATATTTATGTATATATTCATAAGGCCCAAATCCACCCCATCTTCTTATAGCTTCTCCCATAACTTTACTATCTTCTTCTTGTAAACTTCTGCCTTCACTTCTAATAGCATTAGTCATAACAGCTACCCCTGTCATCATAGTTGTTGCTCCCATAATTTTAGGAACATTAGCAACAGGATCTCTTACCATATTTCTTGCCATACCTTTAAGTACTGTATTATTAAATGCTGTAGGATAACCTGCAAACTGTACAAATAGTTGCGCCCAGTAGCCACTCATCCATAAAGGTTTACTTCCTTCTGCAGCTGTAGGATTAAGAATAATTTCTCTAGCAAATAAAGCAGAAGCAGGAGAAACTTGCTCTTCAAAAAAAGTACTATCTCTAAAAGCTTGTTCATTAAAAATACCATCAGCATCTACATTACTTTTATAAGCTATTAAAGCTTGATTACTGTCAATACCTATTTCAGCTAATTGATCTACTCTTCTTTGTTTCATTTTAGGAGACAAAGTTACTCCATAGAAATTGGTATTATCGTTTAATTCGTTAAGTATTCTAAGTACTTTTTGTTGTCCAAATTTATATGCTCCCATTTGAACAGCTTGTGTCCAGGGAGTTAGTCCGTTTAAATTAAAAAACCAATTAGAAATTTTCTTTGCTGTACCGCTTTGCAAACCTTCTCCATACATACCTTCAATTCTATCCATTACAGAATTTTCTAAAGACAACCCTGCTTGATAAGTATCATATAAATCTTCATCATCTAATTGTTTAAAGAGTCTTGTTCTTTTACCTGTTAGATTAGCAATGCGATCTCCTGCAGTAACAAAAGCTTTCTTTGCAAATTTTGATCCTGCTACAGCAAACGATTTACTTAAATTAATAGCGTCTGGTAAATCTGCTCTAGATAAAGCAATCAAAGGTTCAGTAAGACTAGACACCGTAGCAAAACCTAAGTGAGCTAGTTGCTGTGAAACCTTTAAAGCATCTACTGCGTTTCTACCAAACTTACCTACATAAGCAGGAACAGTATCCTCTACTCCTGCAGTTACTTTATACAGTTTAGTTAAGTTATCTACTAACTCTTCTCTGTTATATTTTTGTCCAAATTCATCAAGCTCATCTATAATAGGTTCAATAAATCTTTTATTAAATTCTCTTTCGCTTCTTCCAAAATATCTAGCTTTTTCTATAGTTTTACCCATACTTAAAGCATAGTCAGTAACTACAGATTGAACATCTGTATTTACAAAACCATATTTTTGTAAGTCTGTATCTGCAATATCATCAAAAGCTCTTTCTTTCATAAAAGTATTACTGCCAAGTTTAGGCATACTACCTTTTAAATTTTTGTATTTAGGATCAGCTTTATTAATTAAATCTTGCACTATAACTTGAGCTTTAAATTTTCTAGCTGCAAGATTAAACTCATCTGCTAACTCTGGTCTAAGAGCTAATAAATTTTTCTTAGTACTTACATTTACTTGTAGATCAGTTAGATTATATTTTTTCTTTAAAGACTCTAAAGCCATATCTTCAAAACCATTGTATCTTTCTAGATAAGGCTTGTTAGTTTTAGGATTAATTACATCACCAAAAACTTTTTGATCTATAGTAAGTTCATTTACATTAACAAATTTTCTAGCTTCATCATCTAATCTAGCAACACTATCAGGTATCATTTTACCATCAGCATCAAAGTCTATAGTATATCTAGTAACACCGTCATCTAAATTTAATTCTTCAATTCCTTCATCAGTCATTCTTTCTAAACGCATATCTGTGTGTCTAGAGTTTATTAATAAATTTTCTAATACATCTCTTTGTTCTTTAATAGCATCTATACTCCAATGTCTAGGAAAATAATTAGCTACTCTTTGAGATATATTTTTAAATAAATCAAATTTAGATACTGTACCGCCTACTGTTTCTATACCAAAACCGTCTTCAAAGATTTTATTAAAACTTTCATCTAAACCTTTAGCAGCTTTCATAACTTCATCTGACATTCTTCTTCCGTCTATTATGACAGGCTCAATAACTTCATAGGTATTAAGACCTTTCTTATTAAACTTTACAAGTTTTACATGGTTGTTTAAATTTATATCTCTACTTAATAAATACAAAATATCTGCTTCATCTACAGGATCAATCTTTCCGTTTAAACCAGTAAGATTACCCATTGCTTTCTGCATAAGTAAAGTATACTCTGCTTGTCTTTTAGATACTGCAGCACCAAAAGTTGTTTTAGCTATTTCTTCAGGGCCTTTATCCATTAGCCTACGCATAGCATCATATCTAATATTAGTTAAAAATTCTTGTATTGTCGGAGAACCTTTAGCAAATTCTTTAAAAGGAGTTGTTGCTTTACCTGTAATAGCACCTATAATTTTATCTGTTTTTCTTAAATCTTCTCGCCATTTTTTAATTTGTTCTGGTTTAGCGTCAGCTATATCTTCTGTTCTTAATCCTGTTTCTTCTGCAAATTTATTTAATTGCCTTTTAGCTATAACATCTCCTAATTTTACTAAGCCTGCAGCAGCACCGCCTCCAATTACAGCACCTACTGCAGTCATTCCTATAGCCTCTGGAGTACTAAATTTTTCTCTAATTCCAGTTTGAACATCACTAATTTGATTAGAGACACCAATAACTCCTGCATCATAAGCACCTTCTGTTAAACCAATACTTGCTGTTCTTAAAGGTTTATTTTTATTGTATTGTAGAGCCATCTTCTTAGCACTTTGTCTAAAGGCTTGTGTTGCTCCTAGTCTAGAAGCAGCAGATAAAGCTATGCCTCCTACTCCTCCAGTAGATACAATAAACGGAACAGCTAATAAATTAGGAAGATCAAAAACAAGATCTATAGCAATATCTTTAGTAGCTTGAAGAATATGTTTTGCACCTGTTGTATTAGAATTATCAAAAACAGTTTTTAAATATTTATAATCTGCTTTAACTTGATCACTCCAGTTATCAGATTTCATTGCTAAAGCAACAGCATCTCCTATACTATATTTAGCATCTCTTAAATTTTCATATAAGTTTTCATCACTACCTATAGCTCTTAGATATCTTTCTCCTACTTCTTGATATACTTGATCTTGATCTAGATCATTCATACTATATTCAGTATCAGAATAAAAAGAAGCAGACTGTTTTCTTTCCCTATCTAAATTAGAAGATGTATTATCATCTAAAATTCTTTGAATAAAAGGATCATCATAAACATTTTTTTTCTGATTTATTTCTTGATTTACAGTATTGCTAAAATCATTATATCCAGATACAGCAGTATAGTCAGGTCTGTTATTTGAAATTTTTATAGCAGAAAAAGTTTTTTCTTGATTTTCTAAAGTTTGTCTTCTTTCTTTTTCTTCTTGAGTTTCACCTAGATTTTTAAACATACTAGGATTGTTTTGCTGAAATTGCTGCCAAGTCATTGACATTTAGTTCTCCTCGCTATCTTCTCTTCTAGCTAGTAATCCTATGTTTTTTGAACTGTCTTTAGTAAAACCTACAATATCTTGAGCTACATCTTGTTTCATATTAAACAAGTCAATTTTTCTTTGAGCTGCATCTTGTTTCATTTTAAACTTTTGTCTTTGCAAACTTATTTGAGCTGCAGTTCTACCAGATATAGGCATAGTATCTTCAATCATTTTAGCTAACCAAACTGCTGTTCCTTTTTGTACAGCTTTAGTTATATCTATATTGTTTTCATTAGCAAACTGTATGTATGAATCTGCTATATCTTGTTTAACTACATTCCAATTAGTTGAAGTAAAATCATCATAGAATGTCATTAGTTTTGCTTGATCTTTAATATCTTTTCTAGCATCTTCTGTAGCATCATAAAATTCTTTTACTTTTTCAGAAGCATTTTGACCAAGAGTTATCCAATCTTGAGCAAACTGTCTTGCTCCTTCAACAGCTTCATCTTTTGCAAATCCTAAATCTATACCTAACTCTCCTGATGTAATATACTTATCTGTTTTAGCAACAGAAGTAAGAGCATCATTAGCTTCATCAGAAACTACTTTAGCTGCTTTTTTAATTTTTGCAGGAGCATCATCAATAAATTGTTTTGCTGCTTTCTTAACTACAGGTATAGTTTCTTTTACATATTCTTGAACATCTGTTATGTTTACTGGGCCAAAATATTTTAAATCTTGTTTAACTGTATCTTTAAGTGTTTTCATTATTCCTGGAATATTTATTTGTTTTTTGCCTAAAAGAACGTCATCTATAGAATTGTATCCTGATTGTTTTATTTTAGTATAATTACCTTTGCCTAATGTAGGATCTATATCAGGCATAGTATCTAAACCTAATCCTGTTGGAGGGCCTGCTTCCGTCAAACCTTCTTTAATTTTGTTAGACATTGACGCTTCCATACTTTTAAAACTATTTAACTCTTTACTTCTACTTGCTAATAGTTCCATTACGCTATCCCTAACAGGGCTTGGAGGTTGTAATAATATTACTTGTTCTATTGAGTCTACATTGTCTTTTGTAAAAACACTATTTGGATCACTTAAAAAGTTTTGCAGTTTCATAAGCTCTGAAGAACCGTCACTGGTTGCTTGTCCTGTACTAGAATTTGTAGTAACAGCATTAGTCATAGCTCTAGAAACTTGTGTCAGATTCTGATCAAATTTTCTTTGTTCATCTGAAGAAGTAACTTTATAAATACCTCCTGAATTTATTTGACCTACAGTTAATTGCCTTCTTCTTTCAGCAGTTAAAGGTGTATAAGTTATGTTTATTCCTCCATATTGAGGGCCTAAGCCTAAACCTGCAAGACTACTTGGTGTAATTGAAAGATTAGGAATTCCTTCTGTTGTTTCTTTAGATACTATATCTATAGCTTGTTGCATAAAATGGAACTTATCATAGATACCTCCTGCTCCTTTTGTTTTTTCATATTGATCTTGCAAAGCAGAAGAAATCATTGTTACATCAGTCCAATAATCTTCTTTAGTAATTTTATCTTCAGGATTTCCTCCCATTGCTCCTGTTAAAACATAAGGAGATATTTCTTGATCTTTTCCGCCAAGGTTATATTTTATTTTAAGTCTCTCTCCTGATACATAACTTTTCTTTTGATCATTACTAATAAAGCTACTTCTTTCATTTTCATGTTTAGTAATAACCCCAGGAAAATTAAGATCTTCTCCAGTATTAGAAAATATACTTTGCAATTCATTGTTACCTATTGCTGTCTCATACTTACCTTGTTGTTCATCCCAAGCAAGTGAAGAAGCAAAGACTTGATCTTTAAAAGCTTGTATTGCAGCATCTTCAGGAGTTCCTGTAGTCCATTTCTTTTTACCCATAATAAAATTAATAGCTCCAGGAAGAAGACCGCCATCTTTTACCATCTCTTTCATGTGTTTAGCTGTAGCTGTATTGAAAGGTTCAAAGTATCTAGCTTTCTTTTGTTCTACTGTTTGATCTCCTGAGAGTTTAAAGTCTGCAGATAGATCTAATAATCTTTTATATTCTGTTAAATCATCATTCATGTCTTTTGCAGCTATTACATTTAATTGTTCTTGAGTATAACCTGAACCAATTCCTTGATTTAATAATTTATCCTCTATCCATTGTTTGCGATAGTCAGATTTGTATTGTGTTTCCCAATCCGCTCTATTATTAAATCTTGCAGTATGATCTTTTTGAAATTGAAAACTAGTATTAAAGTAATCTTCCATTCTTTGTAACTCAGGTTGTTGTCCTGTCCAAAAATCTTTAGCGCGTTGTTGTGCTTTTACTTTTAAAACTTGATCTGCGCCTATTACTAAAGGAGCTATTAAAGCAGCTTTCTTTCCTTTTTTTCTAGCTTTGGCTACTCTTTGTTGAGAATCTGTAACAATTCTATTAACTTGAGCATCACCCATTATACTTTTTGCCATTATGCTTGCTCCTCTCTACTCAATAAACTTGAAGGTTCTGTAGGTCTTTCAGGTATTTCAAGTGTATCTACACGTTGTTGTATTTCTCTAGGTATTCCTTTTAATTTTAATTCAGGAACAATTTTTTCTTTAGCCATCTCTATAGCTTTTTGTACTTCTGTTAGTTGTTCATCTGCTTCCATAGTATCTGGCTCATCATCTAAAACTGGTTCATCTATGCCTGCATGTGTAGCTAAAGCAATTAACAAATACATCATAGGCTCTAAAAGTAACATAGCTAAATCAGGATTCCAAAGACCAGAAGTAAAACCTTTATAGATTATAATATCTGTAAGTTGGCCAATAGGAACACCTTGTCTCATTAATTTAACTAGTTCATGATAAGCATCAGGTTCAGTTAGTTCTAAAAAAGTTGCATCTAAAGCAGGTTGTACAGAAGTAAACTGTGGAGCTTGTTCCCAAGCGTATGCTTGATCTGGACTGTTTGTTAAAGATTCTCCGGGAACAGGTGCGCCTTGTGTTGCTAAAAATTCTAAACCTGCTCTATCTAAAGTTGGTTCTGCCATTGGTATCTCCGTTACGTTTGTCCAAGTTGTTGATTAGTTCTCATAAAAGCACTAGGATCTATAGGTGTTGCTAGGCGATTAAAGTCTATTAAAGGATAAGCTGATTGCATTTGCGCCATAGGAGCAGGAGTAAACACAGGATCTCCTACAAAACCTTCTGGATCAAATCCTGCAAAAGGACTTCCTTCTGCTCCTTCTGGTGAGCCTGCTAATAAACTTCCTGCTGCTTGAACACCAGTAACTACATTCTTTGTTGTCTTTAATTTTTCAACAGTAGTTTGTTCTGAAAAAGGTTTACCTCCTAAAAATCCTCTTTTACTTTCTTCTTTAGCTCCTGCCTTTATAGTTTCTCCTGCTGAAAAATCTGCTAGTTGATCTTGAGTCATAAGCATAGGATCTGTAACAGTAGTATCTATTGCTGTATTTTTAACAGATTCTTTACCTGCTTCTCCTGTTATTTTATTAAAGCCTTCGTTTAAAAAAGCAGTAGTAGATTGTCCTGCTGAATAAGCAGTATTAGCTACAGATTTACCTGCGTTTACAAATAATGCTGCTGTATTAGATAAAATGTTACCTGAAGCGGCTGCTGTACCTCCAGTTCCTACTGCAGCTGTACCTCCTGTTGCGGTAATTCCAGGCAGCGTTGCCCCCATCATACCTCCAACAAAATAAACTCCAGTAGCTATAAGAGCTGCGGCTGCAATTATTTTAAATGCTTTGCTCTTTGTTACTTTTTTTAATTTCTTTTTTACTTTTTTAGCAAAGCGACCTATTTCTTTTCTTACTTTTTTAGAAGAAGCTAGTAAAGCTCCTACGGCTGCAAAGGGTAAAAATGCCATTTATTATTCTCCTACTGATGCTATATTAACTAATGAATCAAATACTTTTGAAATATTAGATGTTGTTAAACTATCCCAATACTGTGCGCTAGTAGCTTCATTGCCTAGTGATTGAGCGATAAGGTGTGTCTTTCTATCTTCAAACTTTTCAGCTGCTTGAAACTCATAAGCTGCTCTGTCTCTTAATTCTTGCCATAAAAACGATTGAGCCTGTGAAGACATGCCAAATAAATTCTGTGAGTT